AGGTATTCGTTATATTTTCTAATTATTTGTTTCATGGTCGGTATTCTTTGGAGATGGATAAATTGATGATGGGAGAGAGAAAATGAAAGAAAAAAAAATGGATAATTACATGCCAGATGACTATTTGCAAGACAACGAAGACGAAAACAACTTGATAACAGTTGCGATGCACCGCGCCGTGCATGAGTTCTTTAAAACACTTATCGACACCGGTTGGGAGGACTACCACCCGTTGTTGTACATAAAAGTACAGGAACAGCGGTCAGGTGACGAGACACTAGGAAAAATCTACGTGTACGATGAGATAACAGAATACAAGGAGAACAAGGAAGAGAATATAGCATGAACGATGAGTTATTACTATATCTTGAAACCATGCGTAACTATGAATCATGCCAACGATGTCAACGATTATTCCCGAAGGATGAGTTACATAAGATCAACATAATAAACAGGGCTGTATGTTTGTGTGATGGTTGCGTGGATAAATACTACGTACTAAAACACTAAAACAATTGAGAGGGGGAGAGAATGGGATGCCATACAAAGATAAAGAACAACAACGAAACTATCAACGGAACATAGGAACAGCACGCAGAACCAGCGAAAACTACCAGTTCTACAAATTCCTACAACAACTCAACGACGAAGAACTACAAATACTTTTCAAGAAACGTAAAGAAGAATGCAAATACAGTGATAATCAGAAAATAAGACAACTACGAACCGAGATGGCTATCATTAATGATGTCTACGAAAAACGACAAAAAGAAAAGATTATATATGATGAATAAAACGGGTTTCACCAATAATATTATTGAAGGGGCGCTACAAGTCAGTAGCGGGCGAGGGGTGGGCAATTACGGTAAATGATATGAGTGAACAGCAACAGGAATATGAGGAACAACCAACAATAATCAGTAAGAAACTAAATCGTATTAGCCTTGAACGTATTAAAAGATTGGGGAAACATTGGGAAGAAACATTTGGGGTGCTGAAAGCATGACCGGGACAACGTGTTTTTATTGTTCGTGGTTCGTTTAATATTTTGTATAATCCCTGCGCAGGTCGATCTTATCCTTGATACCCCGTCATGCCAGCCAAACCCCTCCATGTTTCCGTCCCTATTAGACACAGATCATGGGCTTATTAGAAAAAATCAAGAAGATTTTTTTACCAGCACCAAATGTGGAACCACCAGAGTTATGTAAAGAATGTGTGTGCAAATGGTACTGGGACCATGGAACACTCGCAGGAAAGAAAACAGCATGAGCAGTGAAACAATACTAACACCAGAACTAGAAGAAATCATCTGCCAGAACATAGAAAAAGGAAACAGCTACGAAACAGCCGCACAAGCCGTAGGAATATGCAGACCAACCATATACAACTGGATGAAAAGAGGAGAAAAAAACGAGGAACCATTTTTACATTTTTTACGAAGCATAAAAAAAGCACGAGCCAAAAGCGAGATAAAACATGTTGAAGTAATCGAGAAAGCAATGGATAAAAACTGGACTGCGGCAGCATGGTGGCTCGAAAGAACCAATAAGGAACAATGGGGACAACGAACAGAACAACACATCGAACACCACGGGCAGATCGATAGTAACATTGTTTTTAAATTCATGGTGACCAAAGATGATGCTAACAGCACCACGAGTACTCCTACCAAAACAACAACAGACACTACAAGCATTACGAACCCATAAATTCATATTATATAGCGGTGCGTTTGGTGCTGGTAAAACACTACTACTAGCCAATGGGGTAATAACACAAGCATTAGAACATGATGGGAGTATCTGGCTTGTAGGATGCCAAACCTATCCTATGCTACGTGACACAGTGATAAGGACGTTTATTGAGGAACTGGAACTCTACCAGCAAACACTTGATAAGAATAACATTAAAACAAGTATTATAAAGGATTGGAATAAATCCACGTACACTATGAAGTTTTGTAACAATAGTGAGATATTATTCAGGAGTTGCGAGGAACCCAGTAAATTCAAGAGTCTTAACCTTGATGGTTTCGCTTTGGATGAACCAGTTGATATACCTGAGGAAATCTTCAACATGTTACAAGGACGACTACGAGGGAATCATACAGATCACCATATCGGTTTACTAACGGGTAACCCAGCTGGTTACACATCATGGGTGTACCAGTATTTCTTTGAACGGCATCTAAGTGATTATATAGCGATACAGACGACCACGTATGATAACACGTTCTTACCAGATGGTTATATCAAGAGCATGGAGCAATCCTTCGATCAGGACTACGCGAACCGTTACCTATTAGGTCAATGGGGAGATTTCGAGGGCCTCATCTACAAAGACTTCAACCGGATTAAACACACAGGAGACCATAGTCATACTCATTACAAATACTATATCGCGGGTTACGATGATGGTTACCGGAACCCAGCCTGCTTACTCATAGGTGGCATAGACAGTGACAACAAACTACATGTTATCAGCGAGTTCTACCAATCAGATTATACTGCGGATGAGATAGCACAACACATAAAACCACTCTACAATCATTACGAGGTACGGAAGATACATTGTGACCCAAGTGGATTGAATGCTATCGAGACATTCAAAAGAAACGGTTTACGAGCCGTAGATGCTGATAACACGAAAATAGGTGCTAACAGTGGAATATCTAAACTAAAAAGCCTTTTCCGTCAAAACATGATATTTATTGACAATGGTTGTAAGAACCTGATAAAACAACTAGAATCCTATCGCTATGAGAAAGACAAAACAACTGGTAACTATAACGAAGAACCAGTTAAGAAAGACGACCATGCGGTCGACGCATTACGGTACATGGTGAGCGAATATGAACCATTCAGACGTTTCAACATGCCTATCAGTAAAGACTGGTGAGAACATGCAACGGGACTATAACATTTGCACACACGTGTTCACCATATTCAACCAATACAACCGCAACCTTAACCATTATTACATTCTTTTAAAATATTGTTATAACTAAAAAAAAAATGGGGATGGGGAGTTAATTTCTATGAGCTTACTGCAGCTCACAAGAGACAAAGTATGGAGTCCTTTCTACAAACACGTACTAGAGTTACAACAGACTCCGTTGAAGGTTGAGAAAAAGAAATGGTATTTCGGGGAGAACGAACACGCTGATGCTGGCTCACTATCACGGTCTGATCTAGGGCGTATCGCTACACTTGAGCCAATGATACGCAAAGGCATATGGAAGGAAAACAAGGATATCTTCGGAGAAGGCTGGACCGTTGAGCATAAGGATAAGGACCTCGAGGTAGACGAGGATGACCAAGAACTCATCGACGAGTTCAACAAAAACAGCCAGCTGAAATACAAACTAGAACAAACCGGTATCAGCTGTAATATTTATGGTGATGGTTTCCTAGAGAAAAACTATGATGAACTACCAGATAACACGAAAGAAGATGACACCCCACAGACACCACTCCGTAATATCACGGTTATTAACGCCGAGTACATCGAAAAAACCAAACACATAGGGGACACAGAGTATTATGTGTACAAAACGAGTAAAAAAAAGGGTAGCGAAGAGTACATCCACCCGAACCGATTATATCATATTGTCAAAAAAAGACTCCCAGGATACCTATTCGGAATCAGCGATATTTACACCTGCAATCGTATACTTCGAAGTAAGATGAACGCTGACACGTACTTCGGAGAGTTCATCGAATGGGCTGGTAAAGGTGTCTTTGATGTCACACTCACTGGTGCTAACACGACTGATCTGAAAGAAGCGGAGAAAACAGTGAAACGTCGTAACGTGCAGATACATGATGAGAATATCACCTGGCAGGTACATAATCCTGTGGCGATGCAGCCTAAGGATTACTATGATTATTTTTTTATTAACATCGCAGCAACACTCGACATGCCGCAGCATATCCTGACTGGTGTACAACCAGGACAACTCACTGGTAGTGAGATTGGTCTAGCGGATTATTACAAGAACATCATTAACCTACAGGAACTCGTGTTCACACCCGTCATCGAGGATATCTACAACCAGGTATTACGTGAGAATGGGAGTAGTTTCGAGGATTATGAGATCGTATGGAACCCGATCTATATTGATGAGACGAGTGAGGCGAACATCCTCAAGATGCGGTCTGAGGCGGCGAGCATGGCGATAGACCGTTTCGTTATCACTGAGGATGAGTACAGGATGATACTCAAAGAGGGTATACAGAACCTCAAAGGAAACATCGTCCTTGATGGTGACGCACCAGAGAAACCACTCATGCCATTACCAGTAGAACAACCGTTACCTGCTGATAAGACGCCTCTCATGGATAAAGAACAGAAACTACGATGGGAACGAGAACGATTACTAGGATTACTGGAGATAAATAAGCAGGATGAACGACTAAAAGAAAGCCTGCGTAAAGACGGGTTGCTGAAAGAATGAGCTACGACTACTGCCCGTATCATAACCGTTTCTATGGTAGTGATAATTGCCCGGAGTGTTTAGGGTGTAAAGATGAAAGAGAGCAATGTGACTGTAACCCTGAAGGGTAACAACATAGGTTATCTTATCGTGCATCAAACATGGTACGATTATGACTAAAAAAAATAACCCTGATTTGCGGTTACCACGGGTTAAACTCATGGATGCGACACACACGGGTGGTTTACGACGCTCGTATCAAAAACAACTACACGGTTTATTTAACAATTTTGATAATAAACTCGAACCAGGATTACTACGGATGCTCGAACGAAACAAAATCAATATGAATG